ATAACTGAATCAGTTGGAACTTTCTGTAAACGACCGTCAGCTTGTAAAGCCTGCAGCATCGGACGACCATCTGGAAATGTTCTAGTAAACATGATTTCGCCAAATTCAAATGTTTCTTGTGCTTGATCAGTTTCGACCACAGTCATGATACTATCATGATATGAGTCTGTTAGATTCGCTACAGGCAATACTAATGCCATATTTGATTCGCCTGGTAGAGTTCTAAAAACCACAAGAACTTTTGCGCCTGTGTTTACCATTCTACCTATGTGTTTTAATGGCTTCATATTAAGCCTCCTTTTTAGCTACAGACTCTAAGAATGTGTTTAACTTGTTAAAAGTTTTACCCACTGCTTCTAGTTCAGTTGCTTTGAACGCTCCTCTCTGTGATGCCACTTCAATAATGCTTTTTAGTGCAACTAAATCACTGATGTTTAAATCTGGTGGTGGAGTTGCAGGTGCCGCTTCTGGTGCAGGTGCCGCTACATCGGCTGTTTGGTTTTGAACTTCTTCTGTCATTTAGTTTCTCCTTAAATGTGGACAGGCTAACATAAAATATGTTAGTTCTTTCTGGTCTTCGAATGCTACAAATGTACTGCTTTTGCATCTTCCATCTTGATCAATATTCGGTGATCGAACAATGCAATACCTACCTTTTAATTTTGTTCCAATCCAATCTTCAAACTCTCCAAGCAAAAAGTCAACATCGGCGAGTTTAAATTGTGAAAAATGAGGGGGTAGAGTCTTCAATTTTCTTTGTTTTAATACATCAATAGGATTAAGATCGAACATAGTGCGAATATTTATAGACAGTGATTATTCGTCGGTGGAATCTTGGCTAAATTTACGAGCCAGGGCTTTGTTATAGCCCATTTTCTTAATATCTCCAGAAAATAGATAAAGTTGAAATGCAGCTTTTTCTTTTAACACAGTAATAGTCTTTTTAGTAATATAATACGGTCCGTCGATGTTATTATCTAACCATAGAAGTATTTGTGCAGTGATAGCGAAATCTTTGGGAAATTCTACCTGGTATGTTTTTATTTTAGCATCGTCTGTAATAAACTGCAAAGCGGGTTCTGTCAATCTAAGCCCACCATTATCTTTGCCGCGAACATTCCACCACCATGTGCTTCGATATTGTTTTAGGGTATTCTGGTCAGCGTCTTGATCTGCTGCTTGGAGGAATACCTTAGTATAGGTATCCTTGAGGTCCATCTAATCTACCTTCTCACCTTGGGTGAGTTTCATAACTTCGAAATCTTTGGTTTTGAATAATCTATTAAGTTTCTTAGCAAGATTGATCGCATGTCCTGGATTTGAGAATGATACTTTTTTATACTTAGGTCCAGGATAGCTGGCAACCAGGCTTCCGCTTTTTAGATTAAACGGTTGTCCTTTGTAAAATACTGCCCAGATGGCTTCACTATCAAGGATCTGTTCAATTTTAAAGTTTTCCTTGTTAGCATACTCTAACAATATTTTAGGTTTTGGTCTACTCATTATACGTGTTTCCTAATTAACCACGTATATATTTATACCTTTTAGAAGCCACCGCCGTCGAACTTAACGTCGATTTTAGTAGTAGATTCGCGTATCTGAGCCAGCATTTCGTGTATTTCCTGCACTGTACGACCTAATTTGCTGGTCATAACAGCTAATTCAGCAGTTAGGTCTCTGGCTTCTTGTATAGATATGCGAATATCCTTTTGTTGACTCTTTTCAGCAGCCACAACACGCTGTATCAGTCTTTCTACGGTGGGAAGATTTGTGGGAAGATTATTTTGAGACATTTGATAATACCTGTTTCATTTCAATTTCTGTTTTAAACGGACCTTTATATTCGTATCTTTGTAGAGTAATCAGTTTAGGGCAAAACGATTTGACCCATCCCTTCTCAAAACGTATCACATAGTAACCTGCGCAGTAAAGACTTTTCGAATCACTGCTCTTGGTAAACAATGGTAATTTACGCTGTATATCGAACATGGCATTATGTGGAGCTACACTAGTGGCATAGCCATGAACTTCGTTGGGTAATGCATCGTCTGCCTCTTTTACAATCTTGGCCACAAAGAAATCTTTGCCAAATTGTTTGGTTAGACTTTCTTTGGTATCGTAAATTTTGATACCTTCTTCATTGCTAAGAACAAAGCGATTGTCTTCATTCTTTCTTAACGTGGCAAATTTCTCCCCGTCTTTTTCTACGATCCAAAATTTATTTTCTATAATCGGTTTTGCGTGTAAGTCTGTCATTGTGTTCTCCCAACAGGTATTTGATTTACTAATACAGGTATCCTCATACGGACAAAGTTTGAGTTTCATTGATGTACCTCGCATTCAACGGTTCTGCATAGCTCTGTGCTTGATCTGCGATCTTTTTAAGATCGTATAAGTTACAAAACTTAATAAGTCGAATCCCCACTTGGCTGATATTTTTATTGGCACTAGTTGCTGTTGTAATAGTCTCAGAAATAATTGCTTTAATATCTTCGGGTTGATGACTTAGATCGATCAGTCTGCGATTACGTTCATAATCTTCTAGTACACGATGTTCCATGCCATTATGGTCAGTCCATCTTTGTAGCATGAGATTGTTCCAGTTATATCCTTTGCTCTTACGATCTTCAAATGCTTCAGTAAGACCTACTTTTTTGCTTGTGCCTTTAGTACGCACACCTGGATATGCCGAGAAAACATTATCACTGGTGTCACCACGCATACATTTTTCAAACAATAACCATTCTGGATCTGGAATTGCTTTAGGTTCTTGTGTTTTCTTATCGATAACTCTTTTGCCTTTTGCATCAAAGATACCTTCGTGTGTGATGGTAGTTTCCATTACACCATTATATTGCTTTACATTGGGAGCGATCAATTGTACAAAGTCTGTATCGGTACTAATAATAACATGATTGTCGTTAGGATGACTCTGAATAAATCCTGCAATTAAATCATCTGCTTCTAAACGTGGATTTTGCAATACTGTGCAGTTAGTTTTATCTATAATAAAATCTTTAAAAGTGTCAAAAGCTTCCCAAAAGATCTTTTCTTCATCTGCTTCTTTTTCTGTATGTGCTGCACGAGCGGCTGTGCGTTGAGCTTTATAAGGAGTATAATAATCTTTGCGCCAGCTACGTCCCTCTAAACAGAAGATAACGTGGCTGCCGTTAAAGTCTTGCCAAGCCTTCTTTACGCTGTTAAGCGTGATATGAAAAGCCATGCCTAGTTTGATATCAGCGTCGCCGTTAATAACGTGTCTAGCACGGAAGAATGTATTTGCTGTATCAACTATAATATATGTCATTGATTCTTTCTTTTAACTTCGTTAATGTCAATTACGCCTGTGTTAATCGGGCCACCGTAGTCACCATCGACAACTACATTAGCGCAGAGTTCTCGGAACCAACGATCTACAATTTCTTCGTCTTTGTCACCATCGTATCCGTAACCTTCTTGTCTTAATTTTAGCACAAATGGCTCATTCCAGTCAAGTTCGAAAAAACCATTACGAACATTGTCTGTGTTAACATGAGTATTAATCACACCTACCCACGGTTCTTTTTTACGAGTAGCACGATCCTTTTCACTTAATTTACTAAGTTCTTCTTTTTCCTGAGCTCGTACTGTTTCGGCTACTGCTTTGTCTCTGGCGTCTTGCAGTGCTTCTTTTTCTGCAAGTATTTTATTAATACCAAACAGTTTTCTAATAAATTGTTTCATTATGTTCCCCACTCATTTTTAAATAACGGTACCTGCAACCTATCACTATACCGCAATCCATGTTTCATTGCTAATTCTGCAACACGACGATTATTAAGAGTATACACACTTTCGACACCGCCTACTGGCATCAAATATATCGGACCTCTGAATCCAGCGGCACGATAAATGTCTGCGGCTTCTAGTGCCTCTTCTGCATCGTCTTCTGTTGCAACAACAAATTTTAGATATGTGTACCCAACTTCTTCGTATTCACAAACAACCTCAGGTTTAATTGCTTCATCAGGATGTTCACCAGAACAACTTAGTTTAGCACTCACACTAAAGGTAACTTCTCTATTAAATTCTAAGTCAGGCATTTGCCATTGTACTAGATAGTCTTTAAATTCTTTTGTTAATTGTTGAGTACCATTTGTTTCAAATGTAATTTCTTTTAATCCTGCCATCTTAGGATGACTCAACAAGTCTGGATAAGCACGTTGCCACCCTAGTAAAGGTTCGCCTCCTGTGATGACGAGATGTTCGTCTTGCCACGTATTAAACGGTAAAATTTCTGTAATACGATCAGTAATGGCGTCAACAGTAAGCATAGGACTAAGATGCTTGAAAGCAGGATCCCAACTAGCGTAGCTATCACATCCTGTACTAACCAATGGAAGTTCTTCGTATTTGGAATATTGTGTTGGATCAATTTTAAGATATTCTTCACTAAGTTCTCCTTTGGGCATACCAAAGCCTGCGCATTTAAAATTACATCCAAATGTGCGTAAGAATATGCTAGGCACGCCCATGTAGCGTCCTTCACCTTGTATGCTGTAAAATAGTTCTGCTATTTTAATTTTGCTCATAATATATTATACACTCTTTTTAGCCAGTTTGTCAACCTTTTTCCTTAAGGTCCAGGACTTGTCATCTTTCTTTTTCCAAACTATAACATCACCTGGCTTCCACCCTACAGCTTCTAGAATTTCGTCAGTGAACGGTAATATTAATTCTTTAGTTTCGGGATCTTCCTCGAGGGTTAACGTCCAATGTTTCATATTAATATGGTCTTTCTTTCTTGTATTTGTTTTTCACGGAATTCTTCTATGCGTAATCTACGACATTCAGTTTTTACTTCTTGCGGGTAATCTGGACTGAT